AAGTTAATGCTGATCCAACAGATGTTCCAGCAATTGACAAACCAGAAAGCGTTGCTAAAAAAATGACAGCTTTCTTTATTAAGAAGTCTCCTTTAAAAATGAAATACTTTAAATAATGGCATACGTACAACCAGAATCTCCGTTTAAAAAATTAAAGCATACCACTAAAGGTGAAGGCAGACATTTCTTAAGTGCTAAGGAAGGCGCTGGTATGACACAAGCCGGCAGAAATGCTTATAATAAAGAAACAGGTGGTAATTTAAAAGCACCACAACCACAAGGCGGATCAAGAAGAGATTCTTATTGCGCTAGATCAAAAGGTCAACAAGAGATGCATAATATAGATTGTTCTAAAACACCAGATAAAAGAATTTGCGCTGCAAGACGCAGATGGAAATGTTAATATTATGGAAGCAAAAGGATTAGGTGATACAGTGGAAAAAATAGCAAAAGCAACAGGACTTGCCGGAGTAGCTAAGGTAATAACTGAAGTTACCGGTAAGGATTGTGGTTGCGATAAAAGAAAAGAAATGTTAAATAAGGCATTTCCATATAAAAATAGTAAATAATAATTAAATTAAATTAAATGAAAAAAGTAGAAGTTACAGAAGTTGAAAAAATTACAAGTGAAGAATTAACAAAGCTAACTGAGAAAGTTACAGCTATTAATAAACTTCAAATGCAGTTAGGTGGTATTGAGGCACACAAACATGAATTATTGCATGTTATTTCTGGTGTTAATCAAGAGCTACAAGGTATCCAAAAAGAATTAGAAGATAAATACGGAAATGTGAGTATTGATCTAGCAACAGGTGAAATGACTCATGTCTCAGATAATCAGGAAAATTAGTATAGGCAAAGACTATAAAAATGACGCCATGCACTACTCTATTAATCAAGAGGTGTATGGCGGTCATACTATAGTTAATATTATAGAAGAGGAAGAAAAGTACTCTATCTATATTGCAAAGGGTGATCTTATAATGCCGTGGAAGGATTTTAATAAGAACATGTCAATATCTGTAGAATACGATATATCATATTAAACATGAAAAGCGTTTTTAACTACTTAGTCTCTCCTAAAGGTAAAAGAACCACCGGAGAAATAGAGATTGATGGTAAAGAACTTCTTTTAAATACAGAATTACAAAACCACGAATATACAAATAGAATTGGTATTGTTTCAGGTGTACCTTTAATAGGTAACAGTGTAATACAAAATGGAGACGAAGTTATTGTACACCACAACGTGTTTAGAAGATTTCGCGACATAAAAGGTAAGGAAAAAAATAGTAAGAACTTTATTGAGGAAGATTTGTACATTGTACAACCCGATCAAGTCTATGCCTACAAAAGAGATGGTAAATGGAAATCGTTAGATGGTTTCTGTTTTGTAAAGCCATTAAAATCAAAAGATATGTTCTCGTTAGATAAAGAAAGACCATTAATCGGTATTGTAAAATACGATAATGATTTTATTGAAAACGGAGCTTTAGTTGGATTCAGACCGGGAATGGAATATGAATTCATGATTGAAGGGCAGAGGTTATACCGAGTACCCACGAATTTAATTACAATTAAATATGAATATCAAGGAGACGAAGAAGAGTATAATCCTGGCTGGACATAAAGCAGTTGAGGAGTTAATAAAGGTAGCACAAGAAAAGATTGTAGACTCAGGCGATGATATAAGCGCTGACAGACTTAAGAATGCTGCCGCAACAAAAAAGTTAGCGATATTTGACGCGTTTGAAATATTAACAAGAATTGAAGAAGAAGAGCGTATTTTAGAAGATAGACCTAAGGAAGACAAAGAAGAAAAGAAATTTACAGGCTTTGCTGAAAAAAGATCTAAGTAATGTACGAGCAATCATTATATAGCGTAATAACGCCAATAAGAGAAAATACCATATCAAGACTTAATAAGTCAAGGAAATGGGAATACGGTTATAACAAAGAATACGATGTTGTTGTTATAAGCAAGACTGGTCAGATCGGAGAAATCTATCAAATACAGAATTTAAAGATAGCTTTACCAAAGGCGCCGTCAGATATAAATACAGAACACGATAAATGGACTGTAGAGGAGTATCCTAAGGAGTTAAAATCAATAGATAGTATATTTGATTGGAGAGATTATCCGGACTCGTTTAAAGACAAATGGGGACTTTATATAGACGAACAGTTTAACAGAAGAGAAAATGGGCATTGGTTTAATAATAATGGAAAACCTACGTATATTACAGGTTCTCATTATATGTACTTACAATGGTCTAAGATTGATGTTGGTCAGCCAGAATTCAGAGAGTCTAATAGATTGTTCTTTATATTTTGGGAAGCGTGTAAAGCGGATTCAAGATGTTACGGGATGTGTTATCTTAAGAATAGACGTTCTGGGTTTTCATTTATGGCCTCAGGTGAGATTGTAAATCTTGCGACAATATCAAGTGACTCTAGATACGGTATATTATCAAAGTCTGGAGCGGATGCTAAAAAGATGTTTACAGATAAGGTAGTGCCAATTTCGGTTAACTATCCATTTTTCTTTAAACCAATTCAAGACGGTATGGACCGTCCAAAAACAGAATTAGCATATCGTGTACCTGCTTCTAAATTAACAAGAAGAAAATTAAGTGATCAAAACAAAGTAGAAATACTTACTGGATTAGATACAACAATTGACTGGAAGAATACAGGAGACAATAGTTATGATGGTGAAAAGTTAAAACTATTGGTTCATGATGAAAGTGGTAAATGGGAAAGACCAAATAATATTTTAAATAACTGGCGTGTAACAAAAACGTGTGTCAGATTAGGTAGTAGAATTATTGGTAAATGTATGATGGGTTCTACATCAAACTCATTAGATAAAGGAGGAGACAACTTTAAGACATTATATAACGACTCTGATGTAACAAAAAGAAACGCTAATGGACAAACAAGATCGGGTTTATATTCTTTGTTTATCCCGATGGAATGGAATTACGAAGGTTTCATTGACGCATACGGAGTTCCTGTTTTTAACACACCGAAAGAACCAACGTTTGGGCCTCACGGTGATCCGATTGAAATAGGTGTAATTGAACACTGGAATAATGAAGCGGATGGTTTAAAAGGAGATCAAGACGCTTTAAATGAATACTACAGACAGTTTCCTAGAACAGAAGAACACGCTTTTAGGGATGAGACACAAAATAGTATATTTAACTTAGCTAAGATCTACGAACAAATAGATTATAACGACGATTTAAGAAATAGTGCAGTTATAACAAGAGGTAGTTTTCAATGGCAAAATGGTGTTAAAGATTCAAAAGTAATCTTTTCTCCAAACCCACAAGGTAGATTTTTAATTACCTGGACACCTCCTGCTCACATGCAAAACAAGCAGATAATAAAGAATGGATTGAAATACCCTGGTAATGAGCACATTGGAGCATTTGGATGCGACAGTTATGATATTTCAGGGACAACAGATAATAGAGGATCTAAAGGTGCATTACACGGATTGACAAAATTCAGTATGGAAGATGCACCGCCAAGCACATTCTTTTTAGAATATGTGTCTAGACCTCCAACAGCAGAGATATTCTTTGAGGATGTATTAATGGCTTGTGTATTCTACGGTATGCCTATACTAGCAGAGAATAACAAACCAAGACTTTTATATTATTTTAAAAGAAGAGGTTATAGAGGTTACTCAATGAATAGACCTGATAAAGTATGGAATAAGCTTTCAGTAACTGAAAAAGAAATTGGAGGAGTACCAAACTCAAGTGAGGATATGAAACAAGCACACGCTGCAGCTATTGAAATGTATATAGATAAGCACGTTGGTTTGAAAGAGGATGGTGATTACGGAACAATGTATTTCACAGATACTCTAAATGATTGGGCAAAGTTTGATATAAACAATAGAACAAAATATGATGCTGCCATTAGTTCTGGCTTAGCTATTATGGCGTGTAACAAAGATTTATATAGACCAAATGCTCCAACACAGAAAGCATCGATAAATTTAACTATCGCAAGATATTCGCAAAGCGGAACAACATCAGAAATAATAAAAACATAATATGGCTAAAGGAGTAGTAAATAGTTTTTTCCCAAGTCAAGTAGTTAGTGATAAAGAAAAAATGTCACTAGACTATGGGCTTCAAGTTGGTAGAGCAATCACAAACGAGTGGTTTTCTAACAACTCAGGAACAACTAGGTATAGAAGTAACCAAAACACATTTCACGCTTTAAGGCTATATGCTAGAGGCGAGCAGCCGATACAAAAATATAAAGATGAGTTATCAATAAACGGTGACTTATCTTATTTGAATCTTGATTGGAAACCGGTGCCTATATTATCTAAGTTTGTAGATATTGTGGTTAATGGTATTGCAGATAGAGCATTTGATTTAAAAGCGTATTCACAGGATCCTTACGGTGTAAGTAAAAGAACAAAATATTTAGAGTCTATAATTAGAGACTTACAGACAGCTGAGTTAAACCAGTTTGCTCAAGAAAATTTTGGTATTAACTTATTTGAAAATCCACCAGAAAGATTACCTGATTCTCAAGAAGAATTAGACTTGCACATGCAGCTTAGCTATAAGCAAGGAATTGAGATCGCGGAAGAAATTGCTATTAATACTATCTTAGATGGTAATAGATATGATCTTACTAAGAGAAGAATGTATTATGACTTAGTTACTCTTGGTATTGGAGCTGTTAAAAACAGTTTTACAGAATCAGAAGGTGTTAAGGTAGAATATGTTGATCCTGCTTATATGGTTTATTCTTACACAGAAGACCCATATTTTCAAGATATATATTATGTAGGAGAAGTTAGATTTGTTCCTTTAAACGAGCTTAAAAAGCAATTCCCAGATTTAGATCAAGGCACAATGGAAAAGATCCAACAACAAGGATCACAGAACTATGGTGTATGGGATAATAATGTAAGTAACTATAATAACAATAGAGACTCGAATGTAGTGCAAGTATTGTACTTTAATTTTAGAACTTACATGAATGAAGTTTATAAAGTTAAAGAAACTGCTACTGGAGCATCTAAGATAATTTTAAGAGACGATCAATTTGATCCGCCTATTGAAGAATTCGAAGCGCAGTTTGGCAAAATGTCAAGATCAATTGAAGTTCTTTATGAAGGAGTTTTAATTTTAGGTACTGATATATTATTAAAATGGGAATTAGCTAAAAATATGATGCGTCCTAAAAGCGATGAGACTAAAGTTAAAATGAACTATAGTATCACTGCTCCTAGAATGTATCAAGGTAGAATTGATTCTCTTGTGGCTAAGTGTACAGGTTTTGCTGATATGGTTCAGCTTACTCACTTAAAGATGCAACAAGTATTACAAAGAATGATTCCTGATGGAGTTTATTTGGATGCTGACGGTATTAATGAAGTTGATTTGGGTAATGGTACAAACTATAATCCGCAAGAAGCTTTAAACATGTTTTTCCAAACTGGATCTATTATTGGTAGATCATTTACACAAGATGGAGACATGAACCCTGGCAAGGTGCCTATTCAAGAAGTGCCAACAGGAAACGGAGGAGCTAAATTACAAACATTAATTACGACTTATAACTATTATCTACAAATGATAAGAGATGTTACGGGTCTTAATGAAGCAAGAGATGGTAGTATGCCAGATTCTAGAGCTTTAGTTGGTGTTCAAAAATTAGCTGCTGCAAATTCAAACACAGCAACAAGACATATATTAGATGCAGGTTTATTCTTAACACAAGAAACCGCAGAGTGTTTATCTCTTAGAATATCTGATATATTAGAATATCATCCAGCTAAAGAAGCATTCATACAAAAGATTGGTGGATTTAACGTAGCTACATTAGAAGAGCTTAACGATTTATACATTCATGACTTTGCTATTAATTTAGAATTAACACCAGACGACGAAGAAAAAGCAATGCTTGAAAACAATATCCAAGTTGCATTGTCAGGAGGTTTAATTGATTTGTCCGATGCTATCGATATTAGAGAAGTTAGAAATATAAAACTAGCTAATCAATTATTAAAAATTAGACAGAAGAAAAGAAGAGAGACTATTCAAGCAGAACAACAAGCTAACATTCAAGCTCAGTCTCAATCTAATATTCAAATGCAACAAGCAGCTGCTCAAGCTGAAGTTCAAAAAGATCAAGCTTTATATCAAACAAAAGCTCAATTAGAACAATTAAAAGGAAGTATAGAGCAACAAAGAATACAAGTTGAAGTTGACGCTAAGAAGCAATTAATGGAATTAGAATTCCAATATAACATGAAGCTTAAGGGTATGGAAGTTGAATCTATGCAACAGAAAATGGAGCTAGACCAAAACAGAAAAGATCAAAGAGCTAAAATGCAGGCTACTCAACAAAGTGAGTTAATAGATCAGAAACAATCAGGATCTGGACCAAAAGATTTTGAATCATCTGGTAACGACGTAATGGGTAGCGGATTTGACTTAGGTTCTTTCGAGCCTAGGTAATAATAATACTAACATTTATATAATATTTTATCATGGAAGAAAACAA